CGGTTGCGATCCGTAGATGTTAGTTGGTCGGAAATAGGTGAATGGTGCGCTGAAGCCGCCGACGAGATTGAGCGGTTGCGGGATGAGGTTTTTAATCTTCAGACAGAAGTGCATTTTGACGATCAAGCAATAAAATCTTTTCAAGTGGTTAACGAACGGTTGCGGGAAGCGTTGCAAAAGATTCTTGATCTAAACAATTTTGAAAACATTTTTGAAATTGCCAGTGCCGCACTGAAGGATGGTGAGTGATGGGTGGACTTTCCTTAAGGCAAGAGCGTGATCGTTACATCAGCGTTCTCAACAAAGCTAATTGCCGTGTGAGGATCAAGCGCATCCGTTCGCAAACTGAACAAGAGCGTTGGCGTAAAGAGCAAGAATATAAACGGCATATGCAAAACCAAATCTATTGGGGGAGAGTGTAATGGACAATCCGCATTATGTGACGCCTGAAGAGGCTGAAAAGAAATACTGCCCGTTGAAATACAGCGATTGCATTGGCCCCAAATGCATGGCTTGGCGGTGGCAGGAACTTGTCGAAGACTTTGTTAAGGTAAGTGGCAGTGAGATAGGTCCGATTGAAAAAGTTGTTAAAGGTTACAGCACAACCCACGGCTATTGCGGAATGGTGCGGTCATGACTGAATGGCAACCAATAGCGACCGCTCCAATAGACGGAACCATAGTTCTCATCCAAAGAGATGGGTCTCAAGTAGTTGCTTTCCAAGAAGACGGCATTTGGCATTGCGACCTATATGGTGATGAATTGATTGATCAAGACAGAATTACCCACTGGATGCCATTACCGGAACCGCCGAAATGACTGCTAAATTAACTCCATCTCAAATTGTTGTAGCATTAAAACATATTGCTCAAGATTGCGAAGATGGAGAACGTAGTCCTATATCTGGCATTTCAACGTGGCCCAAAGAAACCACTATTGAATGGCAAGCGGCTGAATTAATACAGGAATTGTTAGAGGCATTGAAAAAAGGAAATGATGGAAAAATTCCGTCTTAATTTACATGGCAATTGACTTACAGAATCTGACAGAAGGCCAAAGGCGGGAACTTGTTCGCCAGCTAAAGGCTAAAAATTACGAAGAAAGCCTTTATGACTTTACGGTCAGGGCTTGGCGTGAGGTCGATTCTGCGCCTTTTGCTCATGGCGGGTTTGCCCTGCAAGCTATATGCGAACATTTACAGGCTTGTTGCGATGGCTATATCCGCAATTTGATTTTTAACGTCCCGCCGCGATTTTCTAAATCAACCATTACCGGAACCATGTTTCCGGCATGGGTATGGGCGCAAAGCCTAAAAAGCCCGACGTCAGGCCCGGGCATGCAATTTTTGCATTCCTCATACGCCATGAACCTGTCTGTGCAAGATTCGGTTAAATGCCGCCGTTTGATTGAAAGCAAATGGTATCAAACGCTATGGGGCGATAGATTCAAACTGGTAGGCGACCAAAATACTAAAACGCGCTTTCAGAATGACCAAAATGGCATACGCAATACGGTGTCAGTTGGATCAGCCACAACTGGTCTTGGCGGTAATTATCTTATGGCGGACGATCCAAATAATGCTCAAGAAGCTAATTCGGAAGCTATTATTGCCTCAACCATTGAATGGTGGGACATGGCATGGTCAACACGTCTTAACGACCCAAAACGGGGCGTGAAGATTGTGATTCAACAAAGATTGTCTGAACAGGACATTACCGGACATATTTTGTCAAAAGACGTTGGTGATTGGACGCATTTGTGCTTGCCAATGAGATTTGAAGCATCGCGCCGTACATACAATGTACTTGTTCCCGCCGAATTTAATGACGGCGAAACGGTGATATGGACGGACCCACGAGACACAGAAGGGCAACTTCTTTGGCCTGAACGCTTTGGCGAGCAGGAAGTTAACCTTTTGGAAAAAACCCTTGGCCCATACGCCACCGCTGGTCAACTACAGCAAAGGCCAGAACCCGCTGGGGGTGGCATATTGAAACGCGAATGGTGGGGAGAATGGACCAAAGAAAAATATCCTCACAATTTGGAAATCGTTATTGCGTCCGTCGATACGGCATTTGGCGCAAAGGAATTTGAAGGCGACTTTTCCGCTTGCACAATTTGGGGTGTATTCCGCGATGCTGGTCCTACGACTGGCATTATTGGCGCAGACATGGGCGGAAGCTGGCAACGCATTTCAGCAGAGGACCGCGAAGCAGACGTACCCAAAGCTATCCTCATGCATGCATGGCAAGGCCGCATGGAACTGCATGAATTGGTGCAAAAGATCGCCGCATCAGCGCGCGAATGGAAGATTGATATGCTCCTGATTGAAAACAAAGCATCAGGCATATCCGTCAGCCAAGAATTGCGCCGTTTGTTTGGGGCGGAAAGTTATGGCGTCAGGTTGATTGACCCCAAGGGGTTGGACAAGGTTGCGCGCACATATGCCATCCAGCATTTGTTTTCTGAAGGCATGATTGTGGCCCCTACGGACCCGTCTGGTGAAGTGTTCCGCGTTTGGGCTGAAATGGTCGTAGCCCAATGCGCGACGTTTCCAAAAGGTAAACATGACGATTTACATGATACTGTAACACAAGCATTGAATTGGTTACGCGGCACGGGAATGCTACAACGTGGTGCAGAACGGACGGCAGAACTTGCCAGCATGAAACAATTTGTTGGCAATAAAGAAAACGTCCCATTGTACCCAATTTGATAAAGGAAATTGTAAAATGGCAGACAATCCGCATTACATGACACCAGAAGAAATGTCGAAAGTGATTTGCCCATTTGGTCGTGGGGCCGGGATGCCCGGCAAGGAAATCGTTATTGACGGCCAAATCCTTGGCAAGCCCTGCGTGTCTGAACATTGCGCCGCATGGCGTTGGGCTTCATGGGAAGATGAAAAAACCAAAGAATGGGAATATAGCGAAGAGTTTGGCAATTGCGGAATGGTCGGACCATGAGTGACAACGAATTAAAAGCTATATCCGCAAGACCAACCGAAAATGATCAAATCCAAGCCGTAATTGTTGTAGGGACAGAAATTATAGAATTGGTCATGGAAAGGCGGATTGCGATCAGCGTCATTACGGCTTTAGCACAAGCACTTGACGATGACTTGCGTCCCATGTAAAGCATGACCTGTATCCGCACTGGGAACTTTCGATACGTTGCGTATCACCTAGTTGACGATTACCACCGCATGGGGTGGATGGTCGTAGCACACCTTGGCGCAACGCATGGGAATTACTCAATTCTGATGTGGCGGTGCGATTGCAAGGAGCGGCCATAATGACGTGGAATCACCGTGTCGTTAAGTATGAAACCAAAAATTTGTTTGGCGATCCCGATGTTGGGTTTGCCATTCATGAGGTTTATTACGATCAGGATGGCAATGTTAGGGGTATGACGGCCAATGCCGTTAAGCCTTGGGGCGATACAAAAGACGAACTCCGTCTTGAATTGTTAAGAATGCTGGAAGCCCTAAATAAACCCGACATTGATCTTAATGAACAGGAAGACGATTGGAGATTTGCGAACGAGGCATAATTGTCCTATAATGCGCGGAACTCCAACAGGATACCGCACATGGCACTGACGCCCGGTCTCGTCCCAAACCTTCGTCTTGATCAAGATCAGCCCGATGACGCCCTTGGCGAGGGGCAGGATACTGTTGTCGTAATGGATGCTGATGAGGGCGCAGATCAGCCAGAATTGGATGCCAGCGGGAATGTATTACGGATCGATCACGGGGATGGTTCTATTAGCGTATCGCTTGACGGTCGCCCTATACAATCTTCAAAAAAGGATAAAAACGAAGGCTGGTACGAAAACCTAGCTGACGAAATTAGCGAAGGCGAACTGTCAACAATTGCTGACAAGTTGATCAAAGGAATTGAGGAAGACATTGAATCCCGAAAAGAATGGATTGAAGACCGCGCTCAAGGTTTACGGCTTCTGGGCCTCAAAATTGAGATTCCGGGTCAGCAAGGCACAGCAGACGGCGCACCTCTTGAAGGAATGTCACGCATTCGGCACCCGCTCCTGCTTGAGGCAGTGCTACGGTTCCAAGCCAATGCGCGGTCAGAACTATTGCCTACGGATGGCCCCGTAAAAGTTAGGGTTGATGGCAATAATGATTCGCCAGAAGTTGAGCAATTGGCGGAGTATTTGGAGCGCGACTTCAATCATTACCTGACCGCAGTTGCCAAAGAATACTATCCAGACACCGACAAAATGTTATTTATGCTTGGTTTTGGCGGGTCTTCGTTCAAAAAAGTTTATTTTTGCCCATTACGCAACCGTCCGGTGTCCGAAACGGTCGATGCAGATGATTTGATCGTCAATAATGAAGCAACAGACCTTTCAAACGCGCGCAGAATTACGCATAAAATTTCCATGCGGCCATCTGTGGTCAAACGGATGCAGATTATTGGCGCTTATCGCGACGTTGATCTGGGTCAGGCCAAGGAAAAAGAATTAAATGCCGTTGAATTGGAAAAAAATGCCATTGGTGGCGTTGAAGGCGACGTAAAAGACGTCGAAGATCGTGATCGCGAGATATACGAGTGCTATTGTGAACTGGATATTCCCGGCTTTGAGCATAAAATTGACGGAGAAGAAACCGGACTTGAAGTTCCGTACCGGGTTACAATTGATGTTTCGTCCAAAAAGGTCTTGAACATTGTCCGTAACTACGCGGAAGAAGATGCAGACCTTCCAGAAGCCCTTGTACACTTTGTAAAATTTGATTTTGTGCCGGGATTGAAGTTTTACGGCATGGGATTGCTGCACATTCTTGGCAATACAACGAATGCCCTTACTGCTGCATGGCGTGAATTGCTGGATGCTGGCATGTATGCCAATTTCCCGGGCTTCTTGTACGCTAAAACCAGCGGACGTCAGAATTCTAACATATTCCGCGTACCCCCGGGTGGCGGCGCGCAGATTGATACGGCTGGCATGTCGATCCAGCAAGCCGTTATGCCTTTGCCATACAAGGAACCGTCGGGTGCGCTGTCATCTTTGGCCGAAAACATTAGCCAATATGGTCAGCGCGT